AAAGGTCATTATACTTATCCTATGGTGGCGCAATTTTCAACTGGAATATTGGCGCACTTTTCAATTAGTATCTACATGCAATACTATTCGGCCAACGGAACCGATACCACAGGAATCAAACCCGGAAGTAGCACCATAATTCGGGAAAGCGCTTTTACGGAAGAGGCCAACCCGGAACTGGTCGCCGCCTATCCAACCTACCGGGATTATCTGTTCGGAGAACATTTGCTGCAATATCCCGCAGCCTACGGCGCGCTGCTTCGTGATGGCAAGGCCAACACGCACCTGATCGGCGGTCTGCGGTTCGTCGACATCCACGGCGAAAGCGTTCCCCGTTATCCGGCCGCTGCGGCCGCTCTCGACTACGGCGTCACGGTCGAGGGCGCAACTACCGGACTGGAAGCGGGCGCATGGTGGCTGCCGTCCGTCGATGAAGTCTACCTGCTCATGCACGACCGCGTGCTAACGTCCGCCGACCGGGAAAGCGACCCTGTAAACCGCACGCTGTCGCGCCTCGGTAAGACGACCTGCTACGGATCGGGTTATTATCCGTGGACATCGTGCGAGTACAATTCCAGCAACGCGTTCATCTACAACGGCTACACGGGCAACGTGTACAACAACGGCAAGTGTTACACGGGCGCCGTGCGTCCGGTTTCCGCTTTGTAAAAACAGTTTTCAGTTTTTAATTCCCGCGCCGCATCGCGTCGGCGTGCGGCGCGGGTTCGCAAGTTAGACCTATGGCAAAGAAATTATCTATCCTCGACAAAACGTTCCAACTGGCGTTGCTCCTGCATCGCCGGACAGCGGAATTCAATCGCAAATACAAATTCACTATCGGCGACCGCATCGACGTTGTGGCAGAGGAAGCGCAGGAAATGATACTGCGGGCGAATCATCAAACCGACCCGAAACGGGCCGCACAAATCATCTACGATTTCGTCCTGCGTATTGACACCCTGTCGCTAAAACTGCGGATGGCCGTTGCGCTGGGTCTGATGAGTGACGACGCAAAAGCACAATGCGATATGCTTATCGCAAAGATTAAAGACGAGGCGAGGGGTTGGCGAAACTATTTTCTTCGTGGCGAGGGTGTCGTCGGCAAGAGCAACGGGCCGTCGGCAGAGAGCCTATAATTATTATTTTGAAAAGGGTTTGCATACTATCATTCATAGTTATACCGACAATGCAAAAAACTGGCGAGTACAATTCCAACAACGCGTTCATCTACAACGGCAACACGGGCAACGTGAACAACAACAACAAGTATAACACGAACGCCGTGCGTCCGGTTTCCGAATTTCAAGGTAATGTAGACCCTTTCGCCTCGTTCTATAAATCAATGCGGGCGGCATATCGCCTGTGCTTAAAAAACAAAGCGCATACCGCTAACGCGATACGCTTTTGGCTCGATGAAGAAAGCGAGCTTGTTGCGCTCGCCCGCGAGGTATTCAACTGCGAATACGTCCCGCGGCAATCCATAGCATTTATCGTTACGAAACCATGTCTGCGCGAGGTGGTAGCCGCCGATTTCCGCGACCGAATCGTGCAGCACTATATCGTCATGCGCCTCGAAGCTCTTTTCGAGGAATGCGGGACACTCGACGATAACATGTTCAGCTGCCGCGTCGGGAAAGGCAACCTTGCGGCCATACAGGCCCTACAGCAGCAGATATTCCACCAGTCGAAAGGTTATACCGCCGACTGTTATGTGGCAAAATTCGACCTGCAATCGTTCTTTATGAGCATCGACAAACGCCGTCTTTACGACGAGTTGGTCGCATTGGTCGCCAAACGCTACGAGGGATGGGATAAGGATACGCTGTTGTATCTTATCCGCGTCGTTACGCTGCATAATCCGCAGGACAACGCCGTGCGGAAAACTCCACTTTGCGACTGGGCCGACCTGCCGCGCTCGAAGAGCCTCTACAATGTCGATTGGTTCCTCGGTTTAGCCATTGGGAACCTCACGTCGCAATCCGACGCGAATTTCTACAACGCACCCGCGATGCGGTGGATGCGCTCCGTTGGCCTCGCTCCTGTGAACTACGTCGACGATTTCGCATTCGTCGTCCGGGATAAGGCATCATTTCTTACGTCCATGCCTTATATTCGAAACTATTTCGCCGCAGAACGGGGACTGACGATGCACCCGCGGAAATTCTACCTACAACACTACTCGAAAGGTATCAAATTTTTAGGTGCGGTTATCAAATACAACCGCGTCTACACGAACAACCAAACCGTCGCACGGTGTTTCGGAAAGATTCACTACTACAACGAAGCATGCCGACACAGTAGCCGCCGCAAGGCCCGGCATGTCGAGAAGCTGGCGACAATCCTAAACTCCTATTTGGGGTTGATGCGGCATTTCGATACGTTCAACATTCGTAAACGCATCGCCGCAGAGGTCGGAACCGTATGGTGCGACTATATCCGTTTCGACGACGACATCACGACGGCAACGGTCGTCAAACATTTCCGGCAACGGGAAATCTGCAAATACAACGTCCGCAAACAACGCAGACGCGATTTATTCACACTCAAAAACTTACTCAACGATGGAAACACAGCAGCAAATTAACGAATTACAGTCGCGCCAGTTGGAACTGCGCGCGATCATGGCATCGTCGGACGAACGGGCCGCGAAATGCTTCAAAAACGGAACGTCGTTTCGTGAAACATACCCCGACGATTTCGCCCGATACGAGGCCGCAAACGCCGAATACAACCGAAACGAACAGACGCTGGCCAAACTCGAAGCGACGCGAGATGCGGAACGAGCCGAGGAAGAGCAGGCGCATAACATCGACGCCGTATGAACCCGCTAACCGAACAATCGACAATGACCGAAACCGTCGTGCAGAACTCGGCGACAGCGATATTGACGTCGATTTTCTATCAAGCGCTTGCGGATTCGATCATTTGGTTGGTCGTTGCAGCTGTGGTTATCGTCTGCGATCTCTTTTTCGGCTGTGAAGCAGCCCGAAAAAGGGGTGAGCGTGTGCGCATTTCGCGGGCAGTTCGCCGCACGGTCAACAAAATGTGCGAATACCTGTGCTGGGTCATGCTCGGCATTACTATTTCGATAGGATTTGCCGCCGACTGGCTGAAATACCTGATTTTCGCCATCATTTACGGTAATGAACTATCGTCGTGTTTGTCTAACTATTTTGCAGCAAAAGGCAAGCGGATAACATTTAACGTCTTTTCGTTGCTGGGGCGACGGCTCGGTATTGACGAACTCGAACAATGCCACATCGAGGAAGACAACCGGGCTGAAAAAGTAAATAAAGACACATATTAAATCGGATTCGATATGAATTACATTTTGAAAAAGGCCCTCGAAATGGCCGCAGTTTTGGGAAAAGTGAGCGACTTTTTCCTGTTCAAGTCGAACCGCATTCTGCACCTCCTCGGATGCCTTATCGGTTCAGCTTTACTCGGCTGGGAATTTGGCGTCGGCGCAGGATTGACAGCTGAAATCAAAGATATGCAAAGCGACGGACGCTGGGACTGGCTTGATATTGCCGCCGACGCTATCGGTACGCTGGTCGGCGAGATCGTACATTTCGCAATCTTCAAACGCTGGTAGGTATGGCACAGCATTTCACTCTTTCCGAATTGCTCCACTCTGACACGGCGGAAGCAAGGGGAATCCAGAACACGCCGCCACACGACGTTCTCCGACGCCTGAATTACCTAATGGATAACTGCCTCGACCCAATCCGTCGGCTATGGGGCAAACCTATCGGCGTAAACAGCGGGTATCGGTCGCCAGCCCTCAATGCTGCCGTCGGAGGCGTGGCGACCAGCCAGCACGTCAAAGGCGAAGCCGCTGATATAACGACGGGAACGGTCGAGGGGAACAAGCAGCTATTCGACATGATCTGCGCAAGCGATATTTCGTTCGACCAACTTATCGACGAACGTAATTTCCGCTGGCTTCACATTTCCTGTAAAATGGGAGGCATCGGTAATCGTCGTGCTATCCTGCATTTGTAAGCCTATGAAAAGATACTATTTCGCAATAGTGGCAGCCGTTCTACTTTGCGCGTGTGCATCCACGCGCAACACCTCGCGTTCATCCACACAGGAGCGCGTCGAAGAGCGGGCCGAATCGGAGCGGCAAACCTCAACGCAGGAGCAGACGGAGGAGCAGCGCGACGTCGTAACGATTTCGAAAACCACGACGGAAACGAAATCGACGACAACCATCTACGATACGAGCAGCCCCGCTGCCGACAGCTTGGGAATCCCGCCGCCCCAGCAGACGACCACAACGGAAACGAAAACCACAAACACGACGGCAACCGTCGATAAATCCGTTATTCGTCAGATCGTCGACGAGCAATTACGCGAAGCCGCCAACGAACAAACCACGACGAACAAACAGGAAGACACAAGCACGGAAGAGATCAAAGAGGATTCGACACCGAAGAACCTGCGTTGGCTCGGCATCATTGCAATCTGCACAACTGTCATCATGGGATGTTTTTTCGTACTCCGTTTTGTCGGTCGAAAATAA